CATACGGACGTTTACGTCCGTATGAGATATAGTCTAGTTGGCAGCTTAACCCGCTGCCCGGGTTTTACCTGTATTTTAGGTACTGTTTAGGTTTGTTCTTGAATGGGATCGCAGTATATATGGTAGAACCATGATATTGTCCCATTTTTGAGGAAACCTTTCTGTTACTGTTACGATTGACTTCTATATAAACGTTTTTGATGCTCTGAGGAGAAAACCTTATAAGAAATCTAGGGAGTCCACCCTATTACAAAACAAACCCTTTTTTGCTCATGGGTGTCAATGCATGTCGCTTTTATTGTGTTGGCTCCCCGTACGTCGATGAAGGAAGTTGAAACCTTGAGCAAGTTTCGTGAACTTCTTACCTTGCTATCGAGCGAGGTGGCCCACAGTGGTGTGGACGTTCTTGATTGGAAATGATCATGTTAGGTCATAGTAGTGAATTATGATGAAGTTATGTATAATTCGAGCTTTTAGAAACTTTGATAGTGTAATGTCGGTTTAAAGATGCTAAAGTGTGTGAGACTAGAGTACTCGACTTTGCGACCGAATGGCCCTGTCATTGGAAAAGACATTAGCTGCGATGGCGTATTCTGATTCTACAGGATTCTTACTTATGAAACGTGTGAATTTTATCCGGTCATAAGCCTAATTATCACAGTGTTGGATGTGGAGAGGGTTAATAGCCCACCAACTTCTGTGCAAAAGAACTTAGCTGGCTTAACACGCCAGACGCCTAGCCTTTGGGGAGGAATTTCTTTGTTACCAAAAACTTTACACAGAGCGGGGAGAGCTCGCAAACAATGTCTCCCATCTCAAGCTCGCGCGGTAGCAACAACCGCGTAGAGGTACCGGAGGTGCCCACCGTATTTGCCGATGAATTCGACGATTCGAATTGGATCCCTATGAAGGAAGCCCGCTCGCAGAAATTTAGTAAGCGAGTGACATCCAAAAAGATATCTAATGTGAAGCGAATGGATTATTCCTTCTCATACGAACCAGTTTCTGTAACGCGTCGATTTAATGTCAGAAAGAGTCACACGGACAAAGCCAAACCACTTGACCCACATGTCTTTTCGGAGATATTTGGGGCTGTCCATGGAGCTTGTGCTACCGGCCAGCAGGTCTATTCTAATGCTGATATGGCATTAAAGGTCGCTCAAACGATCAATGATGCTAAGGAAGCTATCAAATATCCGGGTTCTGATTATAAATCTTTTGAAGATAATGTCACTGCCCGTATCGAAGATATTATTGCCTTGATCGCTGGTTTGTCCGCCGCAAAGAATTTCGGAGGTTTTTTGTCCGTTATTCATTTATATTTGCGAACTCATTATCCACATCCCGTGTCTAAAAAAATTATGGAATGGGTGAAAGCCATTTTTGGCGCCTCTTCTGCATATATTCAACGGAAGGGAGGAGAGTTTGGTCTTCTTGATCAACAAAGCGGGGAAGAGGTCGATTTCGAGAACCGTCTTGATGCTATTCGATCTCTATTGAAATCTTGGAAAACTCACCGCCATGGTGAATTAAGCCGTAATTTGTGCAATGTTGTTAATATTCTCGTTACCTTTGGCATTGTACCGGATTGGGACAAAAACCCCCTTACTCTCGGCAAATTTCAACTCTTCAGGGCTCGTGCCTGGGATATACAAAAAGAATCAGGATCATTCATTGAGATGGTACTGGACACTGCTGTATTTTTCCTTGAACGAGGATATGCCGCCCTAGTCAATAATGATTTATCGTTACTTCTTTATTCAGATTCAGCAGCAGCTGCTTATGAAAATGAGTATGCTGCGATTGTGTCTGTATTACCGTTACTAGAGGCTGGCAAATTATCGGAGTTAAAGACTGAATCGTTTAAGAATGATCAAGATTTTGAAGTGCGTCTCGAAGCGCTTATATCAGCGACATTCGACAAGTTGAAGTCTGAAACAAGTCCCCACATGCGGAATACCCTGACAAACAAACTTGTGGTTCTGAAGAAGACGCGCACTGCACTTCTGATGAATCAAAAATCTTCGTGTGTGCGAGAAAAGCCCTTTGGCGTCCTTATTTACGGGGGATCCTCTGTAGGGAAATCCTGTATCAATGCTACTTTGCTGAAGGTGCTTCTTGCGCATAATAAGCTCCCAAATTCTAAGGAACATGTTGTCACTTTGAACGATAACGACAAGTTCCAATCTGAATATCGAGCTTATCATTCTGCTGTCACGATGGACGATTTTGGAAATACTAGAGCCGAACATTATACCGAATCGCCCACGAACAAGATTATTGATTTTTTGAACAACGTTCCAAAGGCTGCACTTAATCCTAATGTGGAGCTCAAAGGAAACGTCATGATTCAACCTAAAATCGTGTCAGTTACCACCAACAAGAAGGATTTGATGGCTCATTCCTTCTCAAACGAACCAGTTTCTATATTACGCCGATTTAATGTCGTCTTAGATGTAAGATTGCGCGATTCATATATCGATCCTGAAACTGGAGGACTAGATGGGACTAAGATTAATAGTTTCGTACCTGATGCATGGCTCATCGATGTCCAACAAGTAAAGATTGTTCGTACCGAGGGTGAAAAAGCCGATTCTTACGAATTTGTCACTCTTCTTAAGGATGCGTCCTTTTTTGAAACTCTCGAGTTTCTTAAAGACGCTTCCACGACTCATTTCTCCATTCAACGCAAATTTGTGAAGAGTGTTGAGGATTTGTACGATACAAAGCTTTGCCGTCATTCGTACGTCTCAAGTGAGTGTCCTCGCTGTCTAGCCGGTTCTGATGATGAATCTGCGGCTGATGAGTTTTTTACTCCGGCGGAAAATCCCACTGATGACCACGTAGCTTTTGGATCCCAATCTATTCCTATGGTTGTTGATGTCAAACCTGATCCATTGTTCACACCAGAACATTCACGTGAGGGTTGTATTGATGGCCAATGTTGGGAATGTTGTACGCCTTTTTGCAAGCTGCAGCATATCTCCTCGCATGGAGCACGAATGTGCTACAAACATTTTAAGGAGAACAGATTGGACCAACAAGCTAACGAGGAAAAATGCGATACCCCGACCGAGGATGACGAAGATGTTTGGGATCCTATCCCGAACATTAAGCCGACCGAATGTGAGCGTCTTGAAGACGCTGTCAAAGGTTGGTACGCGGAACGCCAATACAAACAATGCGCCAATTTTGTTAAAGGTGCTTGTGAGACCATACAAGAGGCGTTTGAAGCACACAAGAAAGAGGTTCTCGTTGGCGTGTGTGCGACCATTGGTATTACAACGGCCATTTTTGCTGGATATAAGGTCTATAAGAAACTAGCTGGTGTGGAATCCTTTCTATCGCAAGGTAGTGAGGAGAAACCACCCGTTCGTCTTGATTCTGATGTGCCTAATCCGTGGAAAGCAGTCAGACCAGTCGAGATCCCAAAATCCGAGCACAGTAAGACTACCACAGTCCCTGATTTGCTTCGGAAACTACGTAAGAGTCTTGGACATGCTTACTTGATAGATGAGGTCGCTCAGATCCGTCGCAAATGTGATATTGTTCCTATGCGTGGTAATTGTTGGCTTCTGCCATCCCACATGTTGGATCAAAAAACATACAAAATTCAAGTACAGACAACTCCCCAGGATACGCTCGGGCTTAACTTTTCCCAGATCATAGATCCATCTTGTTGGATCAGACTCGATAACGATTTTGCCCTTGTCCGTCTTGTTAATGGAGGACCAGTCCCTAATTTGTCACGATTTTTACCGATGGATGATTTTGAGTTGACCTCTAGATTGCTTGCGACTTTTGTTTATAAGACCCCTGAGGGTACGATAGACGAGGATGTAGTACGTATTACGTCCAAGAAACGCTTTGAAAGCAAAGCCGCAACATTTGATGGAGTCTCTTATGATTATCCTCGACCCACTTTTCCAGGCTTGTGTATGGGCACTCTCGTAGCATCCCAACGCCGGGCCTGCATTGTAGGCTTTCATCTTGCTGGCCGTACTGGAGAATCTTTCGGTGCAGCTGGTATTTTGACACAGAAGCAATTTGAGACCGCTTACTCAACACTCACTGCGAATGTCCCTTTGGCTTGCCATTCAGAAGGTCATATGTTGACTTCTAAATATGGTATTGATTTTACACCGAGAGAGGATATTGAAGCCCGCCACTGCGTTCATTGGTTAGCCGACGACGTTGACGGTCAACAACCAGTGGCAGAGGTCCTCGGATCTCACCCTTTAGCGACTACTCGATTTAAGTCGCAAGTGAGGAAGAGTCCCATTTCAGAACAAGTTGCTGAGATTATGGATTTGCCGCGTTTGCATGGAGCTCCTAACCCCAGAAATATTGGCAAACATTGGTCTCGTGATTTGGCCTTGATGGCTCACCCTAAGGGCAATTTCGTCCCTGAAATCCTCACCAAGGCTAGAGAAGATCTTATGAATAAGATTAACTCTTTCCTTGACGCTAACCCCGAACAACTGGAGTTGGTTCATCCTTATCCTAAAGATTATGTTTTATCTGGCGTGGATGGAGTGACCTCGGTTGACCGCGTACAACTAAATTCTTCTATGGGATTTCCCATAAACAAGAAGAAGAAGTACTTTCTTGGACCTGTGGAGCGTGATGTTCCTGGTGTGACAGAACCTATTGATTTTGAAGACCCACAATATTGGGCTGAAGTAGAGAGAATGGAAGAAGTCCTTGCTGCTGGAGAACGTGTATATGTGATCCATCGTGGCAATTTAAAGGACGAACCCACGAAGTTCACCAAGGATAAGATTCGTGTTTTCGCAGGATGTGAATTTGCCTTTACCTGTGTTGTTCGTAAATATTACCTTCCTATTGTTCGCTTGATTCAATCTAATTGGAAAGAATTTGAGTGTGCTGTTGGAATTAATGCACATAGTCGCCAATGGTCTGAATTGAAGGACTATCTGACGCGTTTTGGTGGTAAGAGAATGATTGCTGGAGATTACAAAGCCTTTGATAAGGCTGCAACTCCTCTAGCAATGTTGTCTTCTTTTGAATTACTTATTCAAATTGCAATTCGCGCCGGATATACTGAGAGACAGATTACTATTATGCGAGGTTGTGCTACCGAAATTTGTTACCCGCTTTACGAATTAGATGGTGTATTGGTACAAATTTTCGGGTCCAACCCATCTGGACATCCTTTGACTGTTATCATTAATAATTTGGAGAATTCCTTGTATTTGCGTTATGCGTATTACGCTATGCACGAAGGCTCGGAAGTTCCCCCTTTTGATCAACGTGTATCCCTTATTTGTTATGGGGATGATAACGCCATGGACGTATCCAGTGAAGAGGACAAATTCAACCACACTTCTGTTGCTTCCGAATTAGCTAAAGTAGGCATTACTTATACGATGGCTGATAAAGAGGCAGAGTCTGTTCCTTACATTCCACTTAAAGATGTATCTTTTCTTAAACGTGGTTTTGTATGGAATGATGATTTGCATTCTTGGTCAGCTCCGCTCGAAATAGCATCCATATCCAAATCATTGCATAACTACATGCATAAAAAAGGATCTGATGTTTTACCCGAGGAGATTGCTGCTAATGCTATTCACAGCGCAAACAGCGAATTTTTCTATCATGGTCGAGAGATCTTTGATGTTCGCCGTTCGCAATTGTTAGAAGTCGCAGAACAAGCTGGGATTCGTGATATCGTAGGAGATTTGGAAACTTATACAGACCTTTGTGATCGCTTTTTAGGATCACATTCGAAACGTAAAGCATTAGATGAACCTAATGAATTTATCCTCGACATCCAATCGGGTGAAGAGGTTCTTACTGAAAGTCTATTGCAACAACGGGTTATTTCAGATTTTGGAATCAAACCAGTAATCCATGATTCTTTCTTGGGTAACGCCATGTTTGGAGCTCCTGATCTTGTATTTTATCGACCTGAACATAATACTTTATACGTCATCGAAACAAAGGTTCTCCGCGCATCTAGCGGGACGTGTAAGAAGCGTAAGGAATTCGCTATTTTACAAGCGAAGAAATATGCCAAAGCCTTCCATATTCTAACGCAAAAATTTGTTATTTTCGTCTTTATTTATACTGAAGAAGGTTATCAATTTATTGAAGCGTACAATTATTCCGATCATGCTTTGGTCCTAAACAACGCCACCCTAAAGTCGCTGGGTGTGCATCCGCGCACTTTAAGGGGTATGGATACCGTGTTTGGCCCGCAGAACCAAACATAGGCTTCCCCGAATTTTTACTGCACTAATTTTCCTATTTTGAGATGTATATCTTGAGCCAATTGCATCTCTATAAACACTGGCTTTCTATTAATAATAGGTGCGGGGGGAGCACGCAGTCAATGTCCCCTATTTCAAACTCGGGCAGTAGTAGAAACTGTCAAGCGGTGGATACCGCGAAATCTCCAAATGTTCCTAAGGAAAGCAGGATTGCGCGAACTAAGTCGTTTGATGAAATATGCAATGCGTATGATTCAGGTGATCCTGGTGAGCCTATCTACTATTCTATGGAATGTTCTTCTGGTGGTATTCTTGACGCTCAGTCGGGAACGGAGAAATTTGGAGTTACTATCACCAAACCTGCTAAAGGCACAAAAGAGCAGAATGTTTCGTTTAACGATCAGAACCCTGCATATATGTATACTGTTGATTCAATGCCTGATTCCACTTTTGGGCAGGCCGATTTGTCTGACGCACGACTAGAAGATTTCTTCAAGCGTCCAATTAAAATTGCCAGTTATGAATGGGGAACTAATAATTTGATATTCGAAAAGTTCAATCCGTGGACTTTGTATTTTGAAAACACTCGTATTCTCAATCGTATAGCTAATTTCTCTCTTTTACGTGCCAAACTTCACTTGAAGGTACTTATAAACGGAAACGGCTTTCATTATGGCCGTGCTATTTTGTCGTATTTGCCACTTAAAAAACTTGATGATTTTACAGTCGATCGTTCCTTTTTTCAGCAAGACATTATTGCGGCGTCTCAGAGGCCCCATATTTATTTAGATCCCACGACTTCTCAAGGAGGAGATATGGTTTTACCATTCTTTTTCTTTAAGAATGCTTTGTCGATTCCCGAGAATGAGTGGAGAGAGATGGGAGAAATGACTCTCCAATCTATTAATGACCTCAAACACGCAAATGGCGCAACCGATCGCGTCACTATTTCCGTTTTTGCGTGGGCAGAAGATATTACATTGTCTATGCCTACTGCAAACAATCCAATTGCTTTATCACCTCAATGTGGAGAAGAACCACTTGATCCTCAAGCCGATGAATATGGCACAGGCCCTATATCGAGACCAGCTTCTTTGGTTTCCCGATGGGCCGGAGCATTACGCTCCGCTCCTCTCTTGGCTCCGTACGCTAGAGCTACAGAGATTGCTGCGTCCGCTGTTGCAGCCACTGCCAAAATATTCGGCTACTCTCGTCCTGCTATATTAAGTGATATCGTTCCTTATAAACCTACATATGTTGGCAACTTAGCTAACACTAATGTCCCAGATTCCGTTCAGAGATTAACTTTAGATGCGAAACAGGAGGTTACGATTGATCCGCGTACAGTTGGACTTGGTTCCGCTGATGAACTCGCCATTACGCCTCTCGCATGTCGCGAGTCCTATGTTACCAGCTTCCCTTGGAAGATTTCAGCTAATTCAGAACAACTGTTATGGAATTCAGAAGTCACTCCGATTATGTGGTCGGAAAATTCAGCTTCGTCTCCTTCAGAGATTCACATGACACCCTCTTGTTGGGTATCTGTGCCTTTTATGTATTGGCGCGGTTCTATGGAATTTAGATTCCAGATCGTTGCCTCACAATACCACAAGGGACGCATTAAAATTGTATGGGATCCTTATTTTCCTGCAACTAATGAATATGTGACTAATTATACATGGATACTGGATCTCGCTGAAGAGAAGGACTGCACTGTGAAGATTGGTTGGGGAAATCAGTTGGGCTATTGTTATTCTGACACTCCTGGTCTCTTCTTTCCTCCGCACAAGACTACACCCATAACAGGTCCACCGACTGGTGCTGCGAATGGTGTTTTATCTGTGTATGTCGTGAATGAGCTTACAGTTCCTAATTCTGTAGCCAATAACGATATAGAGATCAATGTTTTCACCAAAATGTGCGACGATTTCGAAGTCGCCGATCCCACTTCTTCCAAATTGGAATGTTATTCTTACTTTTTGCCACCCGTTAATCCGGCTCAAAAAGACGCTTTGGTACAAGCTGCTGGTTACCCTTATGGGATCGCAGCTCTGTGCAAGCGAATCGATGAGGAAAAGGATAAACAACGGAAGGATAAGTTAGCCGATCGGGTTACCGATGCGATACTTTCTCCTGAAGTTCGGCAAGGATACATTGACAAGCGGTTGGAGGCAGAGATTGGAAAACTTGATGCTCAATCAGGCGAGGAAAGCATGCCCAAAGGAGATCAAGAAGATACAACAGAGCCTTCGAGGCCCATGACTATAGCTCCAGATAATGTTCTTGCAAATGTTTCGCTAGATCCTACCGATCACGCACTCGATGTTTATTTTGGCGAACAAGTAGTTTCACTCCGCCAGGTGTTGAAACGATACAATTTGCACACAACGTTTGGAACTTACACAACTGGACACCGATTCTATAAACGTCGCGCTAACAACTTACCATATTACCGTGGTTACGCCCCAGGAGGAGTTCATAGCTCTAATGGAGTGCCTTATAATTATGCTAAAACCACACTATTAAATTGGGTTATGCCAGCTTATACAGCTTGGCGTGGATCCACTCGATGGAAGTATGTTCGTTCGCGCGAGACTGCAACTCAGGAACTAGCTGGGGCTGTAGGCATCATTCAGAATTGTTCTATGTCTGTTCGTCGTGTAGCTTCTGCCACAACGGGGTATGCTGAATCTACCCCAGAATGGATACCTCTTGATAGTCCCACGTTCATTGCTCATGACAATTTACAACACTTAGGTCACACCTGGGACGGAAATACAGCGACAGTGACCACCCGAAATCCAGTTATTGAAGTAGAGTTACCTTATTACTCTCATCTTCGCTTTGGCCCCGCTAAGCAGGCCAATTTAACATCTAGCGTGACCAACTCTACTTTCTTTCATGAGTTGGAAACGATGACTTTTTGCAACGAAGAGAATGGGTGCAATTTCGATTCTTATTGCTCCATCGGCGAAGATTTTTCGTTATTTTTCTTTACTGGTGCTCCCATTGCGTACTATGTGGGAGCTAAAGACCCGATACCCTAACGAGGGTATCTGACCTGGATGGATGTCCGTAAAAGCCACCCCATCATCTAAACAGAGATGAATGGAGTCTGGGAAGAAATCTGTATGGCCCAGAATAATTGTCTATACAGCGGAGTGTGTGTGACACGCCGGGAGAGGAAATCACATAAATCCTACAGAGTGACCCTGTAGTCGGTCTAGTTTACTAGACTGGAGCGTAAGCTCGCGTCTCTATTTGAGATAGCCATTGGTTATAATCGCGAGCTTGCTCGCGAGGAATTTGCAGAATTGACTGCCCGTGTATCTTTGATACCTGCCAATGGTTACATCTTTAAACGGAGACGGACTCCCCTAGGGAGAAGGCCACTTGTTGGGCCTTCTCCTTTAGGGGGGGAGGTCAACATTCC